CTGCAATATCTGGTAATTCTGGTTGCTCATATGTGAAAGTATATTCTACACAGTTTTCTGTCTGGTCTATGTGAAGTAATAGGTCCTCTAAATCGTCAAGCGTATCTCGTAATAGTAAACCATATCCACCAACATGTCTAACCTCTTGTAAATATCTAATCTGTAATGGGTCTGGCTGGTAGTTCCCGGTTTTAAGCTCTAAAGCGATATAATAGCCTAAGTAACAGGCTTCAACGTCCGCACGTCCAACACGGTCATATATGGTTGCTGTGTTAACATTTACTAATGCACCTTTAGCTTCCAAATAGTCTACAACTTTTCTACTGAATTTAGATTCCTTTCCCATAGTTTGAACCACCTTTTTTAGACATACCTTGTGCAACATCTGTTAGTTTTACAATTGCTTCTGGTACTGTATGTCCTTTTTGCTCCATCATTCCTAATAATCCTAATGTAGAATATAATGCGTATTTTTCCAACTCCTTATCTGTTACACCTTTTTCATTTAACTTGGTTTCCATATCCGTTAATAATGTGTCAATTGCTTGTATGCGTTCTGTTTTCATTTTTTATTCTTCCTCTCCAATTACTAATTCAATTCCACCCCATGATTCATTGTAACTGATATTCAATACTTTTGTCAACTCACTATACTTATTAAATAATCGTGCTACTGACTTGTCGCTTGTTGTGTCAATTACTAATGCAGTCATACCATTTGATTCTTTCACTACTAAAAAATGACTGTCAACCACTTCATACGCTTGTAATAAATTCATTTTAGTTATCCTCCTTATCGTCGTCACTGAACATTAAAATTAAAAATACTAGTGAAAATGTTGAACCTAATGTTGGACCAACTGAATCCGTTGAACCTGTAAATACTATTGTAAAAATCGCCACTAACGCACCTACTAAAATTGCTACTAAAATATTCATGTTTTTACTCATTTTATTTATCCTCCAATTTGTTAATTCGTTTTTCTAATTCGTTAATTAATTGTTCATTATCTAATGATTGAGTGATACTTGATACCTCAATTCCTGATACTTGCTTATACTTCAAAATAATATCTTGTTGACGGTCGTTCAAGCCTTTGTATAGACTTACCTCTTCGTCCATCTTGTTGATTTTAACTTGTGCATTTCTTTCAGTATTAAGTGTTCCAACAACACTACCAATACCAACACTTGCTATAATCATGAGCATTGTTCCAATACTACTAACGTTTTTCATTATTTGTACACCTCCGCAATTCCTACTGTTAATGTTCCTACTAATGCTACGATTGCTAATACTAATGTGAATGTCATTTTTTGTTTCCTCCTATTTGTTTTTATCTTATGAACTTATATTACCATGTCCGTTTTATTTTGTCAAGTGTTTTGGTAAATTAATTTTTAAATTTTTGTCATATCTTCTTGGGTCAAGTGTCTTGTGAACATCATCTACTTTGTTTAGGTAGCTTGTAATTACTTTACCAGTTAATAGTGACACAACAATACACTGTACTTCTTTGTTTTTTGAATAGTGTGAACGTAGTAAAATGCGCTTGTCTGCGCCTGTTTCGTTGTACTCTACAATTGTACTATTTAACATAGTTTTCATTGTCATTTCATATGAAAATTTAGTTTCACCATTTCTTATTTTATCTTGTAAGTGAAAACCAATCTTGATACCACGCTTTAACCACAAGTCTTTTACACGCTCTCTAGCATTATATACTTGTTCAACTTCCTTGTGTGTAAACTGTGAAGCGTGTTTCTTTACTTGTCCTTGTGTTTTCTTTACTGTTCCAATTTTAAAGTCCATCTCATATCCTCCCTTTATCTTATATACTTAGTATATCAGTTGGGGCTGACAAGTTCAGCCCCTTTTTTTTATTTTATTTAAGTTTATCTAAGACCTTTTCAGCTCGTAAAATCACATCTAAGATGCTTTCTAGTCTGTCGTTTAATCTATGTCCTTTTTCGTTATCTCCTTTCTCGTATGCTTCAATCATTTCAGCTTTTAATTTGTCAAATCTTTCGTTTAATTTTTGTAATGCGTTTTCGTAATTTTCTTTAGTTATCATTGTTTAATTCCTCCCTTAACTTATGAATTGAGTATATCAAACTTTTAGAAGTTTGTCAACACTTTTTATAAAATAAAATCGATCTTGGTGCATTTTATTTTTAATGTCATAAATATCAATAATTGAATTTACTTCTGAAACCAGGTTACGAACTTCCTTTTCATAAAATTCAATATTAGCTACTGTTTTCCAGTACCTTTGTGTTGTGTGTGATTGCATATTTTCTCTTTCGTTCATCTCCATCAGTTTCTTGGTTGCGTTATCTCTTTTCTTGTCTACTTTCTTTAATTCAGATACTAGATATTTTAGAACTACTAGATAGTGTTTATCTAGTAGTTCTTCTTTTGTGCTTAACATGTGTAATCAACCCCACATAATGAACACATTTGTTTTAAAATCAATTCCACATCTTTCTTTGTGTGTGGTGCGTTGCATTCCATTTTTTGAACTTCCATAGCCCATTCTCTGTCACATTCCATTAGTTCCATGTATCTTTTAACAAATAATTCTTCTAATTCCTCAATTGTGTTTTCTAGTTCTACGTAATATGGTTTCATGTTTGTTTCCTCCTCTTAACTTATGAACTAAGTATACCATGCGAAAAAAAGAAAGTCAACTGTTTTAGTCAACTTTCTTTAAATTATTTTTAAAAAATATTATCTGTTTCATTAAAGTTGTTAGCCCATTTAATATTGGTTAACACATACTGTGGTTTTCCGTTAACTCGTTTTTTAACTCTGTTTAATACAATATTCTGCGATTTACGTTGTAGTTCTGGCACAAACTTGCGAGCTGAAACGGTCATTAGTCCTTCATTAACTAACATATCGTTATATGCTTCTAATAATTCGTTTGTTGGGATAAATGAGTTTTCATCTTCCACGAACTCAATTTCGTTCATGTCAATAAAGTTTGCCATTGTGTCATTTCCTTGGATAAAGGCATCACGCAATTTATTTGCATTATCACTGGTCCAGAAGTGTCCTTTGGTTTCTCCATTTAGTCCAAATAGTACATTTCTATATTGTTGTAAACAGTAGCTGATAAACTCTGATTTTTCTTCATATGTGAAATTCTTTGAACGTTCCAGCCACATTGAATCTGTTGGGTTATCTCTTCCCATAGTCTTGTTAAATGGTAATGTGATAATACGGCGCAAAAAACCATGTGAGGTGTCTGAAAACGTAGGCATGTTATTAGTTGTGAAAATCATTAGTGCGTAGTTCGTAAATGTGAACTTGTTAATACCTTTGTACTCTGCACTCATAACGTCATTACCTGATAATGTTTTCAGTGTACCTGTTTGTTTAATATGCTGTGCTGGCATATCTGTTTCAATATTCACCATTTTACCAAATAATTGAGAGCTTGCGAATTTGTCATTATTACCTGACAAGCTAGCTAGTGTTGCATGACTTGTATTTGATTTTCCTACTAGTTCCTCAATAAATGCCATAACGTGAGATTTACCGTTACTACCTTCACCAGTTGCGAATACCATTGCTTGTGGGTCTTGGTTGCGGTAGAAAATACGTCCAATCAATTGGAAAAGTGTTTTTGCGTCCTCTTCTAAAATATACTCAATCCATTCAGCAACGATATTGTGCTTAGGGTTCTCAATATAATCATATTCAATTCTTGTTGTTTGGTAGTCCTCTTTCACAGTTGGCTTTAATGTGTCCTCTTTAAAGCGATATGTGCCATTTTTAAAGGCTATTTTGTTTGGGTCCATTTTGTCATTAAATGGTAAGTTAGCACCAGAAGCAAGTGCATTTTTTGCCATTCTTTGGACTGCGTTTCTAAATTGGTTAGCAACCTTTGCATTTTCTGCATAGTGTGGTGTGTATACCATCATGAACTCATTATAAAGCTTTTGCCATAAACGAGCTTCTAAATTATCCTCTGACACCTCATAGATTTTTGTGTCATGATTATAAACCACTGGTAAACCAATTGTAGAGCTGGCATGCACTGGTAATACCTTAGCCATGTGAACAGCCAAAGCTTCTGCATTTAATCCATCATAGCTTGGTTCTGGTCGTTGTGGCTCTGCATTCTTAGCCGCATCACCATTTTTGAAGTCAACTTCCCACTCTTTGTGGTCCTTCTCATATTCTGACAATGCCTTGATATATTGCTTGCTTGGTGTCAAAGTCTTTTCAAGCGTGCTGATAAAGCTTAATTCAACTGGTTGGTCATATTCAACTTTTTGTAATTCATTTACCATTTTTATTCCTCCTAATATCTTATGACATTAATATACCATCTAAAAAAGAGAAAGTCAACTGTTTTATTTAACTTTCTCCCTTATCATAGCATATTTAATTTTAAAAATGTTTGTCGTATTGGTATATACCAACCCATAGTAATAAAGTTACTAGTGTGATTACACCTATTACCACCCAACCAATTGGTTTCATTAAAGATAAAATCATTATAATACAAAATAGTATTAGACCAAATGATATTAATATACCTACTATGATACATGCCATCATAAATGCTTCAAATATACTCATTTTGTTTCCTCCTCAAATTGTTGTTTCTGTGCTTTAGTTGCTTTCATGTCACACATTGTAGCTTGCTTGTGTATCCATGCTTTAGAAACCATGTGTATTTCATTGTCTAATAATGTGATAAAATAACCACGTGTGTCTATCTTGTCAATTCTGTAAATATTTAGACCGTCAGTTGAAGCCCATATTGAGCCAATCACTTTCACTGA